AGCAGGATCGGCACGGTTACGTTGGCACAAGAAAAGAGAAAACCTGGTTCTGGGTCACGCCACTTGGTAGTAGACGTCGGGGGGGGGGAGTGGTCGACCTCCTTGAAGGAGGAATGCTTTGTCGGGGTCGGTGAGTCGGAAGAGAGGGCTCCAAGCGCCCCCCTTGACGTGGTTGAAATGGACCGCGTCGAGCAGGTAGTTTCCGGCTGGCAGGCCTTCTCCTAGCGGCAGAGCGATCGGTTTCTCCCAAGAGCTGAGGTGCTTGTCGGCCTTTACCAGCAGACGCAACGCCTCGTTGTCCGGGACCGCAGCTTTCGGCTTGCGGTTGGACGGTGGTGGTGTTGCGGTCTGCGGCTCCGGCGTGACGGAACGCTCCTCTTCACTGGGGTCGTCTTCGGGTTGCAGTTCGGCGGCAACCTCTTCTTCCTCCTCATCATCGTCGTCCTCATACTCGTCAGTTTCCCAAACTGACTCGGACTCGGCGATCGTGTCGCCGCTCACGATGCCGAGGTCTCGGCGGCCCCTTCGACAAAACCCGAACCAGAGGTCCGGAGGGAAGCGCGGAAACCAAAGTTCCAGACTTCGGAGTCGGTCGTGACGGCTGTCTTGCGGAAGACGCCGATCACGACGCAGGCCACTGGTTGCTCCTCGGTGGAGTTTCCTTTTACCTTGTAGGACAGGGCTTTTGACATCATGGGGCTCACTTGGGTGTGGGGCCGCTCGGTGGTGATGGTGCCGACGCGACGACCTGGAACGTTCCAAAACTCCTCGTGCTTCTTGGGGGCCACGGCGGTCTCCGGGGCCACGGCGATGAAGATGACCACGCCATCGCCGCTGACGTCGACGACGTCAGCACCGAGGCTGGTCACCCAAGCCGCCGAGTGGAGGCCCACTGAGGCGAGGATGCTTTTGTTGTTTCGGAGCTTGAACACTCCGGCACCAAAGTTCTTCCCCTTGGCGATCGCCACCGTTGCGTTGAAGGTCGCTTCCTCCGGCGTAGCGTAGAACAGATCGTTGCTCGGTGTCGGAGCCATCGTTGTCGAGAGTGGTTGCAGAAGATCGGACCAAACTGCCGAAAACGTAAGGCAAAGCCGAAATTAGGCTCGACAACCTGAACCGGTCCTTCCCACGTTGGGTCTTGGCGAGCTTGAGCGCTAGGATTTCCGAAAGTTCGGAGCGGCTGGTTCGACCGATGTGCTTCACGATGCTTGAATGGTGGAAGCAGTACGTCAGGAACCAGCTGTGGAGCTCAAGCAGCTCGGGGGTCAGCAGGTCGTGCAACTCGTCACCGAGGTTGTATCCGAACATGGACTCCAGGAAGTAGCTGTCCAGCACTTTGTTGAGCTCTCCGATGTTCTCCCGGTACAGGGTCTTGAGGGCCAGGACTAGGGGATCCCGGATGATGCCGCTTGGATAGCAGAGCCAGCCACAGCACTCGGGTAGCTCGCTGATGAACGTCTTGCCAACGAGCGTGAACATGGGTTCCCAGCGATGCCAGTGCTGGGACTCCGGAGGTTGCCCATAAATGAGCGAATCGTCGCCCGAGAAGATGCAAGGCAGGCCGCCGAGGTCGTACTTCAATGCCATGTAGGACAGGTTGTACAGGGTGTTGAAGATGTAGGTCCCGGGCTCACCAGTGAATCGCATGATCGCGGAGGGTCCGAAAGTTGTGTCGAGGTTCACCTTCAGCCATCGGTAGTAGGCGATCGCGCTCTCAGGGATGCTGAGCCAACGCAGCATGCAGATCTCGAACGCAAGAGCTTCACCGGTGCAGCTCTGATCGTAGGCCGTGAAGTCGTTGGTGAACACGAGGCCGGAACGCGCATGTCTTCGACACCACTCGTCAAGCTGGGCTGGGCTGTGAC